GAGTAGCCTCTTGTGTAGCCTCCAAAGAGTCTTCAGGAGCTTCAGGCTGGATGTTAACCTTACGGTAGATACCTGCTTCCATGCCTTCAACAACTTTGTGCATAGAAACGTACTTCTCGATAGCAACGCCCATGCACTCCTCAATGGAAGTACCGTTAGGGTCAAACAAGAAGTTCTTGGGGTTAACAGGAACGATCTTAACAGCTGTACGCTTACCTTCCACTACACCGATAGCAGCTTGACCCATAACACCGGGGATAGCCTGTGTAGCTGGTTTGTACTCTTTTTCTTCTTTGACGATGATCTCACCAATACCTGTACCGTAGATCTCAGCCATGAGTTCAATTTGGTCGATAGACTTACGGATCTTGTCCTTAGCAAAGTCTTCCATCAACTGAGCTTTAATTAAGGACACATCAATCTCTTGACCGTTAACGTCCTGAACGTCATCAGCGATGTCAAAGAAGTCACCTTGACCGAAGATAGCTTCCATGATCTCAGCGTGACGAGTCTCTACAGCCTGTTGGGTAGCAGGACTAACCAGCTTAGAACGCTCAGATTCACGAGTCTTATCCTCAGCAGCCCACTGACCACGGAAGATACGTTCGAATTCTTCATAATCGGATAAGAAGTTTGTGTCCCTGTATTCTCTCCACTTATCGCAATGGCTTACAACAAAGTCCGTAAGCTCTTTATCCGATTCAGTAGGCTCAGTCCAAGGTGAATCACCTTTTGTATCTTTATTTTCAACAATCGCCATAAAAGTTATGCTTCCTTAGATTTTCAGTAGCTGGGATTACCCGTAAATTAGAAGGAACGTGTAAACCGCTCACTGTCTTACCCTGAAGAGGAATAACATGATCCACATGCCACACCTGTCCACTTTCTCTTGTACGCATTGCAGCTAACTGGTACAAGCATTCAATATGCAGTTTATCAAAATCAGTCAGCCAAGACGGAGTACGTTTTAATTTAGAGGCCTGTCGTTTACGCTCTAAACTTGTTCGCTTTGCTTGATTCTTTATTGCATACTTTTTAGCGTATTCTTTTCGTTTTTCTTTATTAGCTTCACGCCAAACAGCAGTAGCTTTATTACGTTTTTCACGTTGCTCAGGAGTTATGTTTTTAAAAGAAACAGCACAAGTTGTTTTTCGGCAGGCTTTACACTGATACTGTAAACCATCCTTGTTTGAGCCGTGTTTGTTAAACTCAAACAAAGCTTTAACTTCTTTACATTTAGAACACTGCTTCATAAGAACGTGACTCTACACTATTTAGTTTACTTTGTCAAGTATTATTTACCACTTAATTTTATTTTTATCAGTCACCGCAGAACACATCTCAATGAAGTATTCTTGAGAAAACTGCTGTTTAGCCATATTGACATCTTTATGTACGAGCTGCACGTTTGTTTTTAGATATCCTTCACTAGAGTCTATCCGATCAATGGACAAAGTAGCTGTCAATCCTTTTTTTGACCAGCCGATAGGCCAACCAGTTAAAGCACACACTTGACCCTGCTGTTCATACATATCAATCACGTCTTGTGGCTCTAAATCCCAAACCAAACCACGATGTAACCCACCTTTTCGCTTGGTTTCAAACCACGTATAAGGCATTGGCCCTAAACGACCTTTAAAATTATTGGAACTATTAGAGCAAGCCTTACACTTCCAATCTCCTCTCACAGCCGCTTTAAAGTGATCTAGACGACCATACGATTGCTCTGAGCCGCAGCTGCTACAAGCTTTTGTGTACCGTTTTGTCATGTCACCACTTCACTTTTGAGGCCCACCATGCAGCAGAGAGCTTACCTTTAGCGATATTCTTAGCGTGACGAGCTTTAAAGGCATCATTACGCTTAGAACCATCAGGACTACCTGAGACACCTTGTTGACCAAAGCGAATCAACTTAATCTCATCACCTTCTTTAGCCAAGACAGCGTGGCTCTTAGTCTTATGTCCGGGAGTGCGCTTAGGCTTGTTGTAACCCTCGAACTCTTCATTACCTCGTTTGATAGCCATATAAATCCTTTAAAATCCAGAAATATCGTCAATCGGTTCCCACTCATCTTGCTCATAATCCGCCATGTAAGATGTGACAGCGAGTTGGTCAATATACGACAAAGCATCAACACGGTCATCGTGAACACCTATCGTAGGGAACATGGTCAGTTGATCGAAAGTGTCTGACCAGTCTTCATCTTCATTGAATGTAATACGACCATGCTCAAGACGACCTTGTAAAGACCACGCAATACGGTCTTGCTTGCGCTTATTTCCATGAGTTAGATCAGCGATATGAGCATAGATGTTATGCTTACGCATTAGATCGTTCAAATAAGGCGATACAGCGTTCTTTAGAGCACCTTTTTCAATACCTACCGCAATAGGCCTATAGTCTCTTATAACAGTTAGAATCTTGGCTGCTGTAGTTTTAATGTCCCAACGCCCAGCCTCAATCTTTTTGACCCACCAGTCACCGTTATCTTCCACTTTTACAATAGCAATCGCGGATTCATCCAGTCTAGACTTGGTAGCATTAGGGTTTTTACCTACCTCTTCAAAACCAGCCAAGTCAATAGCAACGACATAGGAGCCATACTGAGGCTCTTCACCCTTCTTCAACCACTCTTCTTTAAAGACAGCCTGCCCAGCATTATCAAACGAGGCCATAAACTCCTGCTTAAAGCTAAAAGAACTTAGTGTCTTTTTAGCAGCTTCAATCTCAGCAGGGTCTATAGTTGGGTTATCAAAGGTTGTCTTATGCCAAGCTTTCCAGTCAGGATCTTCTTCAGACAAACCTAGCTTGTACAAGTCATAGAACCAATTACGCCCACTAGGGGAACTAATGAACCAAGCTCCGCCCTTCAAGTCAGACAAAGCAGGACGAATAATCCTAGACCAAAGATTGTCATCCTTGATAAACGCTGCTTCATCAATAACAGCAAAGTGTAGCTTTAGACCACGTAAAGTATCAGGATTCTCAGCAGAACGTAAGTGAATCTTAACCCCTGTGACCAATGTAATGTCCATTGAGTTTACATGGGCAGATTTGATTACTTCTCGTCCTTGCTCCAAAATAGCATCCCAAGCGATTTGTCGAGTCTGTGCTTGCGTGGGGCCAACATAAAGAACAGCAGAGCCAGCAGGAGCTTCAAGACCAGCAGCGATAATCTTCTTAATAGATAAATTTGATTTACCTGTCCTACGCCCTGCCGCGATGACTTTAAAGCGATGAGGGTCTTGCCATACTTCAATCTGCCAAGGGAGTAACGACCATGAAAGATTAGCCATAATACCTGTTCCCTTTGCTCATATTATCCAAAGCAGGAATAATTTGTAAGTTTGAAGGAACATGCAATCCACAAACGTCCTCACCTTGTAGCGGGATGACATGATCTACATGCCACTCTTGACCGCTTTCTCGTGTACGCATTGCTGCTACTTGGTACAGACACTTTATATGTAGCTTATCGTGTTTAGTCAACCATGCAGGAGTTCTCTGCATCTTAGCTGTGTGCCGTAAGGCAGTATTAGCGTTTACCTTACCTTTATTTTTTTTCTGCCATTCAGAAGCTATCTTTCGTATTTTAGTACGGTTCTTATCCGCATACTTAGACATGTACTTCTTACGCTCTTCCGAATTATTCTTTTCTTTTTCGCATTCAACACAACAACCATTAGCCGCTCGACGAAGAGCTATATGTCCTTTTTTACAAGGCTTACCTGTATAGTAGTGCGTCTTACCTTCAGCAAGAGCCTCTTTACGTTTAATCAACTTCATCAACAATCTCCAGAATCTTCACGATATTCTACATCAGAAATATCTAGATTGTCAATTGTTTCTACCACAGACTGACCAAAAGAGCTAATGTTAATTGAGATCTGAGGTGTGCCACTTCCTTGCTTGACTTGTTCAAAAGACGAAACAGGCAGGATACGATCAGTAATAATCTTCCATGCTGCTGCTTGATTCTTATGCTCATCGTTTAAAGCAGCATCAAAAATAGACTCCAAGACTTTAGCACTCTTTGGTGAATTAAGCATCCTAGCTTTATATTCATCAATAATTGCTTTGTCCCCAGCAGGCCTTCCACGAAGCTCCCTACTGCCTTTTTTCTTGGAGACAATATCTGTCTTTTTAGGTCTTCCACGCTTACGTGGTGTCTGATCTGTCATCTTTATCCTTTACTGGAGATAGACATAAAATTAGCTAAGTACTCTATAGTACCTATTCAATTTAACATTACGGCTTAAAAGCCTTTTAAGTTAAGGAATCTAGATAAAGTATATTACTTATTTAAGTTAAACATCAAACCTCTTGTGTTCAACTTCTTAGTAACTTCCTTAGTCTAAACTTCCCGTATTGTCTAAGCAGCCCGTCTACTTAGCTTTATCTGAGTTCCTATGCTGTTTGTCGCATAAGGTCAAGCTTAGCATATTTTTAAAGAAAAGTCAAGAGTTTATTTCAATTATTTTTAAGTATTTGTAGTCTCCTGTGTCTCCTTACTTTAAAGCCCTCTTGTGAGCACTTTATAGGCCTCTTGTGTTCATTTTCCACAGCCTTTTATGTTGTATTTACACCACAGTATCAGATAAGCCATAACTTCTTTGTTTTTATTAGACTTTTTAGTAACTTAGGTCTACTTTCTCCACAGTCTTTTTTGTATGCTTTATAGGCTCCCACAAAAGTAAACTCACAAGTCTGACCCCGCCCCCTATCAAGTTACTCACAAGTTATCCACAGGATCTTCACAGTTACTCCACAGTCTATCCACAAAAGGTTAGAATGTAAGGCTTTGTAGCACCTATTAAGCACTAATTAGTACCAAATAAGACATAGGGTAAACACCTAGCCATGAAGTTATCCACAAGAGGTTGTCTATAACCTGTGCATAAGTGTCTAGTTATCCATAGAGTAACCAAAATGGTGCATCAATGTGCTTCAATGTGGTGCATCATGGGCTAATTTGCACACACTTGGTGCATTACATATGAATACTATACGTTACAATTCTAAGGTGTTGTACATCACAGTACTACAATGCCAAGTAAAATGTAATCATCAAGTATTAATAAATCAGAGCTGGCACGGGGCTTGCAATATACCTAGCATGGCACAGTCGCCATACACTTGCAAAGGATCAGCACCATGTCAGACTATACAAAACAATACACAGAGACAATCGAGGGCTTCGAGATTGTATTCTCTACCGCTTATGAAACTACACACCCACGTGACCATTTTATGCCCGAGGATGTGCAAGAATACTTAGAAGGCATAGATAGCGGTAAATATGAATGGTTTGTCGCACGTGTTCAAGCATTTAAAAATGGGATTGAACTTGGCACAGATTATCTTGGCGGGTGTTTGTATGAGACACCTATGCAATTCGTCAAAGATAACGACTATTATTCTGATATGGTTCAATCAGTCATTAAAGAAGCAAAAGCAAACATTCAAGCATTGACAAACTAAGGGAAAACACCATGAAAAACATCACTCAAACTATTCTATACTGGCTCTACGCTATCGCAATCTTGGTAGTATGGCTTACAATCTAATCAACTCAATCCAGTCCGTAAGGGCGTAAATGAACAATCAAAGGAAAATCTATCATGCAAGCGTGGACAATTAAACAACTTTACGAAGCCATGACTAACGACTTAGCTAAGTGTCAAACAACACATGAGCAGATTATGGTCAAAGCTATCTGTGGCAAAGAGATTAGAGAAAAATCTATTGAGTGGAGCAAGACACGCAAGCTAACACCCATTGAAGTCTCTATTGCACAACAATTCGGGTATAAGGGCGCTTAATAGCTGATAGCATACCGTGAAGCCTATAATGTAGGCTTTGCAGTGCGCTGTTGCACTGATTCAGTAACTTGTAAGGAACTTACACCATGAAACAATCTATTAACTTCTCTGACTTCGTTGACGCTTTCCGTCGCTTTGACCGTTATGACGCTTATGGATATGACGCCCTAAAAGTTATCTTTGAATACCTTGAACAGTACGAAGAAGAAACAGGGCAAGAGATTGAACTAGATGTAATTGCTATTTGTTGTGACTATAACGTGCAAGGTCACATTGGTATCGCTCAGGATTACTCGATTGACCTTAGTGAAGCTGAGGGCGATTGTGACGAAGAAGAGCGCATTGTGCTTGATTACCTTAACGACAATACTATGGTGCTTGGCGTATGCTCTACAGGAATTGTCTATCAAGTGTTTTAAGAGGATTAAACCATGTATACAAAACAAATACCAAAACGCTATTTTGTGATTGACTATGATGCGGATGATGATGTGATGCAGTATGACTTAAAAGAAGTCACTGAGGCTGAGTTTAATGAAGCTGAGGGTTCAATTACAGTAGAGCACAATACAATGTGGGCTAATGGTGTAGATCAAATCTGTTACATGAAAGGGCTTGACGTATGCTGAACAACAAAGATTTCCTAGACCTTGAACGTAGATTATGGCGTGAAGGTAACCCATTGACTGATGAACTCACCAGTACACGTGATGAATTGATCTACCTATTGAAAGAAGCTAAAAAGGTAATGGAAAAGTATTCACCTATTCTGTCTACATTGTCTACCAATGATGATCTAGATTTCTATCGAGAATGGGATAACTTTGGTGATACTTTGGACAATTTAGACTATCACTTGGGAGATGATGTATGAAAC